GAACTACCAGAGCAGTTTAGTTACCTACTACCTGCGTTGGAGCAACTAAAAGCCATCCCCGGTGAGAAGCACTGTGAGATGAAACTGGGGCTGACAGAAGATTTAGAGCCGTGTGATTTCTTTGATAAACGAGTCTGGTGGCGGGGTATCGCCGACTTGGTCATCGTAGACAAAGAGAACAAACTAGCGTACTCAGTTGACTATAAAACCAGCAAGAACGCTAGGTATGCGGACATAAAACAGCTAGACCTCGTAGCCACTGCGTTATTCAAATACTTTCCAGAAGTAGAGCGCATCAAATCTGCGCTTATGTTTGTGGTTAGTAGCGAATTTATAAGGGCTATACACAAACCCGAGAACATTAATTTGTACTTGGAAAAACCCAAACAGGGTGTTGCACGTATTGAGAAGGCAATGGAAAATGGCGTATGGAACCCACTGGATGGGCCATTGTGCCGCTTCTGCCCAGTCAAATATTGCGAGCACAACAGAAGTTAGATAGGAAACTAATATGCCATACGTGAATAAGCCACGTCCTTACAAGAAGGAATATCAGCAACAGAAAGCCCGTGGAGAACACGGAGACCGTATGGCGCGGCAACGCGCTCGGTACCAGATGGATGCGGCAGGAGTTGACCGCACGGGTAAGGACATCGACCACGTTACTCCCATCAGCAAGGGTGGTACTAACGCCAAGTCAAACTTAAAATTGAAAAGCCCAAGCGCTAACCGTTCGTTTAGCCGCAACAGCGACCACACAGTAAAACAAAACAAACCGAAGGCTAAGCCCAAGAAGTAAGGTACGAGTGATACTGGGCTTACAGGGGAACGATGGCCCCCATAACCGTACCAACTAGAGCTTAGTTCTGTCTCCCCCTTTAACTTGGTGATCTAGTTGACAGTCGGGAAAGACCGACAAACTATTTGGAGAATTAGATGAATTTGTCAGAATACGAGTGGCCTAGACCACATGGGTTTACACCATTCGACCATCAGAAGAAGACGTGTGAATTTTTAATAACAAACAAAAAAGCCTTCTGCTTTAACGAGCAGGGTACAGGCAAGACAGCATCGGTTATATGGGCAACCGACTACCTCATGACAATAGGTGTTCTACGCAGAGTACTTATTGTGTGCCCGCTGTCGATCATGAAGTCCGCATGGCAGGCTGATCTGTTCAAGTTTGCTCTACACCGCACGGTGTCAGTTGCGTACGGCCCTGCTACTAAACGTAAAGAAATCGTTAAAGCTAAATCAGAGTACGTTATTGTCAACTTTGATGGCGTGCAGATTTTGAAGAAAGAGATTATTAACGGTGGGTTTGACCTCATCGTTATCGACGAAGCATCGGCGTACAAGAACGCGCACACCGACAGATGGCGCACCATGCGGGACATCTGCAAACACGTCAAAGGTTTATGGATGCTGACGGGTACACCGGCGGCGCAATCACCTACGGATGCTTACGGACTAGCCAAGTTGGTCAGCCCCAGCAACGTACCTCAGTTCTTTGGTATGTTCCGCGATCAAGTCATGTACCCAGTCACCCAGTATCGTTGGGCGCCAAGGGAAGGCGCTAAGCAGATAGTGCATAAAGCACTGCAACCTGCTATTCGGTTTGAGAAAGCCGACTGCCTTGACTTGCCCCCCATTACATATATTGACAGAGAAGCACCGTTAAGTCCGCAGCAGAAAAAGTTCTATGACGTGCTTGTTAAGCAGATGCTGATCGAAGCCGACGGCGAAGAGATAACCGCTATCAATGCGGCGGCGCAGGTTAATAAACTGTTGCAGATTTCTGGTGGCGCAGTCTATACCTCTACCAAAGAAGTAGTTGAGTTTGATGTCAAGAACCGACTGAACGCGGTGCTCGAAGTTATCGAAGAGTCGTCACACAAAGTGCTGGTATTCGTGCCGTTCTCGCACACTATTGAGTTACTAGAAAAGTTTTTAATTAAGCAAAACATAACCGTTGAGCGTATTGATGGGAGCATCCCGGTCAACAGACGAGCCGACACAGTAAGGCGGTTCCAAGAAGCGGACGACCCGCGAGTGCTTATCATCCAACCGCAGGCGGCGGCACACGGGCTAACCCTAACTGCGGCGAATACTATCATTTGGTATGCTCCAGTTACTAGCGTTGAGACGTACTTGCAAGCCAATGCACGTATCGACCGGCCCGGTCAGAAGAACAACATGACCGTAGTGCACATCATGGGTAGCCCCGTCGAGACTAAGTTGTACCGCATGTTGCGTAGCAACATTCAACACCACGCGGAAATAATCCAACTTTACAAACAAATTTTTGAAGACACCTATTGACAATGTCAAAAGTGGTGGTATAGTCGAGTCTCTTTTGAAAGGAGTTAGAGATGGAAGAAGCATTAGAAGCTGGAACAACTGACCTAGGCAAACTAGCGTCAGCGTACATAAAGATTAGAGATAAGCGACAGGAGTTGAAGCGAGCGTTTGAAGCAGACGATCAAGCATTAGCAGAAGACATGAAGATGTTAGAAGAAGAGATGCTGGAGGTCTGCAAGCAAACAAATGCTGAAACCATTCGCACGAAATCAGGCACGATTATTCGTTCGGTTAAATCACGGTACTGGACGAACGATTGGGATTCAATGTATGACTTCATAGAGGAGTCCGGTGCATTTGGCCTGCTAGAGAAGCGACTTCATCAAACAAACATGAAGCAGTTTCTTGAAGAGAATCCAGACCTCTACCCGAAAGGGCTAAACGTAGAGAAGCAGTACACCGTGGTAGTTAGAAGACCAACTGAAGGAAAATGAAATGAGCAATATCGCAACCCTTAACCAAGACCTCCCCGACTTTTTGCAGAACGCGCCAATCAGTGACTTAACTAAGTCATTAGTTGGTGGCAAGACATCTGTAGCTAAGCGCATCACCCACAAGAACGGCATCTTCCGCAAGATGGTCGGTCAAGAAGAGATGGGCAAGACTAAAGGTCCTTTGGATGTAATTATCGTCAACGCATCGCCTGCGGTTGGACGCATCTTCTATATGAAGCAGTGGACTCCCGATTCAGAGCCGACCGCGCCTGATTGTTTCTCCAACAACGGACGTACCCCAGATGCCAAAGCCGCCAACCCACAGTCTGACCGCTGTGATACGTGCTCACAAAACATCAAGGGTTCTGGGCAAGGCAATTCAAAGGCATGCCGCTTCTCTCGCCGACTGGCTGTTGCATTAGTGGATGACTTTGGTACAGCGTTAGAAGGTGAAGTCTACCAAATCAACTTGGCGTCAAAGTCATTGTTTGGTGAGTCTATGGGTGAGAACACCTCTCCGTTTGAGACCTATGCTAAGTACGTAGCTAACAACGGCAAGAGTATTGATTGGATTATTACGCGTATCACTTCTAACGAAGAGAACGATAACCAGTCTATCCTGTTTACACCTGTTGGGCACATCAACAAGGCGCAGTACGCAGTTACCAGCGAGTTGTCACAGAAGGAAGAAGTCAAGCGCTTGGTCATCATGACTCCATATCAGGCAGAGTCTGCTGGCGCAAAAGCATTGGCCGCTCCCAAAGTGCAGGTAGAAGAGGAAGAAGTAGAAACGCCCAAAAAGCGTCCATCTACTAAGTCAAGTTCAGACGCCCCTGCCCCCAAGAAAAACTTGGACTCGGTAGTTAAGGCGTGGAGCGACGAGGAGTAACCTATGAGTATTGGATACAGTCAACGTTTGGTTGAAGCCAACAAAAAGGCCAGCATCAAACTGTTGGGTGTAGCTCTGGGTCGCCTCTGCATCAAGCAGGGTATCCCCGTTATGCTTATTGCGGAAGAACTAAACGTAAGCCGTGCTACGGTTTACAACTGGTTCTGGGGGGCTAGTGCTCCCGACAATAAACGTAGCGAGCGGATACACCTGTTGATGCAAAAGTTGAAGCGAAAATAAACCAATCTTGATGGGGGCCACGCCTCCGTTAGGAATAACTGACTCTAAAAATGCCTGAATTTGATTTACTTGACGCAGTTCACCCACCTGACGGGCGGTTTTGTGTCGTAGGAATAGGCAAATACGTAGAGCAGAAGTTCGTCGATACCCGAGAAGAGTTAAACGCAATAGCAGACGCTTTTGTAAAGCGTGGTGTAAACGCATTCTATGGATGCGCCAAGTTTGGGCAACTCAATAACCGTAAGCACGAAAATGCTAAGTACATTAAAGCACTGTGGCTAGACATCGACTGCGGAGAAGAGAAGGCTACACCCGATGAAAACGGGCGCATCAAAGGATACGTAGATCAAGCTACGGGTATTGCAGAGCTACAAAAGTTTTGTGCCACAGTCGGTTTGCGCCGACCCATTCTAGTTAACTCTGGCAATGGCTTGCATGTGTACTGGTTACTAACCGAGACACTTGAACGTACAGTATGGGAAACGCTAGCTAATAGATTGCGCGAGTTATGCTACCAGCATGGACTCATAGTCGATCCAGCGGTGTTTGAAGCATCACGTATTCTTCGCATACCGGGCACGTATAACTTTAAATCAGAACCACTGCTTGTCGAGGTGATGTCCCACAAGACTGAACCTTATTCCTACGAAGAAATTAAAGAGCTACTCGGTGCACCCGACCCAGTAGAAGAAACGCCTGACTTTATTCCGCGCCGACTGAGTCCACTCATGGAGACCATGATGGGCAACAAGGTTAAGCGGTTTAAAACCATCATGATGCGCTCAATTGAGGGCACTGGGTGCGCACAGCTACTGCACTGCTACGAGAACCAAGAGTCAATTGAATACGACTTATGGCGCTCAGCCCTGTCTATAGCTAAGTTTTGTGTAGACAAAGAATCAGCCATCCACAAGATGTCTGAGAACCATCCAGAGTACGACCCAATTGAAACCGCACGCAAAGCGGAAGACATTGCAGGCCCTCATCTGTGCAAAACATTTGAAAAGTACAACCCCAGTGGGTGCGAAGGGTGCCCTAACCGTGGGATTATTAGCACTCCAATCCTGCTTGGTACAGAGATAGCCGAGGCAGATGAGGATGACAACGTAGTCGATATTGTTGACGACGTGGGAGAAGTAGAGCAGGTACGCATACCACCATATCCAGAACCGTACTTCCGTGGGAAAAACGGTGGCGTCTACCAGCGCATAGAAAAGGATGGCGAAACCGACGCTGTACTAGTCTACGAGCATGACCTGTACGTAGTTAAGCGCATGATGGATAAAGAAATTGGGGAAGTGGTCTTGTTTAGACTGCATCTGCCCAGAGATGGTATTAGGGAGTTCACCATACCACTGACAAGTGTTATGGCTAAAGAGAAGCTACGGGACATGCTGGGATACCACGGTATTGTTGCGTTCCCTAAACAGCAAGACCTTCTTACTTACTACATAGGTACGTTCGTCAAAAACCTACAACTAACAAACAAGGCGGAGATTATGAGAACACAATTTGGTTGGGTAGACAAAGACAGTAAGTTTATTGTCGGCGACAGAGAGATAACAAAGGACGGTACGTTTTACAGCCCACCGTCTAACACTACAGCCAATGAAGCAGAGATGATGGTGCCGACTGGCTCGTTCGAGAAGTGGAAAGAGGTATTCAACATGTATGCGCTACCCGGTCTGGAGCCGCATGCGTTTGGTGCGCTTACTGCGTTTGGTGCACCACTGCTAAAGTTCACGGGATTGAGCGGTGCGATTATCAACCTCATTCACCAAAGTTCAGGCTCGGGTAAGTCAACTATTCTGTACATGTGCAACAGCGTGTGGGGGCATCCAGTGGACTTGGCATCTATTTGGAAAGACACCCCAGCGGCAAAGATTCACCGACTCGGTGTGCTCAACAACTTGCCAAACACAATTGACGAAATAACCAACACGAGTCCGGCAGAGTTTTCTGACTTGGCATATAGCATCTCTCAAGGTCGCGGGAAGAACCGCATGAAAGCACAGACCAACGAGATTCGCATTAACAATACGCACTGGAAGAACATGACGCTTACGTCGTCTAACGCTAGCTTCTACCAGAAACTAGGGGCAGCTAAGGATTCACCAGACGGCGAAGCGATGCGGTTGCTCGAATACGAAATCAAGCCGACTAAAGTTATTAGTGTTGCCGATGGTAAAGCGCTATTCGACCAGCAGCTAAAAGAAAACTACGGGCATGCTGGCGACATCTACGCAAAGTACCTTGTGGATAACCTAGAAGAAGTAAAAGACCTAATCAAAGAAATACAAGCCAAGATCGACAAAGACATTCAATTCACTGCTCGTGAACGGTTCTGGTCCGCTGTCTGCGCATGTAACATAGCTGGCGGTTTGATTGCCAAGAGCCTTGGCCTACATGACTACGACATGAAGCGCATTTACAAGTGGCTTCTGGGCATGCTCAGCGACATGCGTGAAGAAATTAAACCACCACAAAGCAACCCACTGACTATCGTAGGTGAGTTTATCAACAACCACATGCACCATGCTTT